CATATGTTTCGTTAGAGGCCTGTGGCCCCATGATACGATTCTTAAATGCTTCAGCTTCTTTAGTATCACCAGCAACAGCAATTGCACGTCTACTGATGATTTGGCCATTAGGACCATAAGTGACTTTATCAACAAACTTAGGAGCCTTATACGTCATTGTATAGTATCCATCGAGCTTGTTTAGAACTTGGTCGTGAGAGCCAAGTCTACGAAGGTAGGAGTTGGTATTGTTCTCTACCGAGATAAAGTGAACTAGCTCTCCGTTAACAGTGGTGGGCCTACGAAGTTCAGCAAAGTAGGACTTATTAGTAGCCATCGTTGCTTTGATCTGAGGAGTAACAGCAGTGTTAAGTCCCGTAGTGGGGTCGTAATACTTATCTACTCTGTGCCACTGGTTAGCATTCATTTCCTTAGCAACAAAACTGTCAGTAGGATGGATGAACTTAGAATACCCTTGGGAATCAAGAGTCTTTACAACATCGTAGTTTTCTAGATAGAAATGAGTATCCCAGAACTGTCTCCACTTACGAACAGTATCAATCTCTTCAGTATTGAATCCACGAGCAGTTAGGTCGTTAGTATCAAACTTGATACGATTGTAGTTAGCTTCTTTAAGGTAGGTTTGGACAGCAGCTTGACGTTGCTTTGAAAGGCTGGTCAGTGCATCTGTGAACTTGGTAGCCTCGTCCAGCATGATCTTATCCAAACCAGATACCAGAGCAGAAGCTCTGACACCAGCACCAGAATAAACTGAGTGAACCATTGAAGCAGCATCAACCAAAGTACGAGCCAGAGAACCCTGCTGCCCCCATTGGAACGAGCTAATACGGTCTGCAAAGTTTCTCTTGACATTTAACCATTCAGGAGAACCAACATCCCGCATACTTAATTCGTAGTCAGTGTTTACACGGATAAAGTAGTTTCCTTCTTTACCTGCCACTTCCTCAAGAGAGACTGGCTTGTGTGAAATACCGTCCTGAGCAAGAATCTCGATATTACTATCGTCAATTCCATAGCCCTTCAGAGCAAACTTGGTCTGTTCAACAGCCTCTACAGCGTTGTTAAATCCACCTTCAGCAGTTCCGTACACAGCGTTAACGCTGAGGATGCCTCCGTTGGTGTCAAATTTAACACCGCCCATTGCATCGTTTACATGCAAGCCCTCGATGCTCTTGAAGTCATTAACCACTCGTCCAGTAGCATCTTTAATCTCACGTCCGGTAAACTCAATACCTTCACGTTGATTGAGGATAGGAGCCACTGCGTCTGGCATTTCTAGATCACGAGCAATGTTAGTCACCCGTGTAGCTACAACACCTTTTTCTGTGATAGCTTGAGGGAATACATGAGTAGCAATTACATCAACCTTACCTGTACCGTACAGGGCCTTAGCTCCTTCTTCTGACTCTCCAAGTACAACTGCTTTAAACAAAGCACGTCCTTGTGATGGATTAGCCAGACCAATGATGGAAGCAGGAGCAGAGGGATTTTCAGCCCTAATTATTCCAGACCATTCAATACGCTTAATCATATCAGCGACAGGACTAATCGTACTGCCAGCCTTTTCAGGAACTCCCTTACCCAGAGTAGCAATTTCTTTCTCAAGATCAGCGACACGTTGTACAAGAGTAGAGGATTGCCTATTGGTTTCGATAAGCCCTTCAAGCCTTTGACGAGAAGCGTTGTAATCCAGCATAGACTGTTCCAGACGACTAGCCGCCTCAGTACGTGCTTCCTTGGAAGACATACGAGTTCCTTGCTTGAGGTTGTCAGCCAACTCCTTCATTGCCTTAGCACTTGTATCAGGAGCCTTGAGATTCCCAAGTTCGGCTTGAAGCTGTCTTACATCACCACGTTCAGCAAAGTTTAGATCACCTAACAAACCAGCCTTTTCATTCTCCAAAGCTGTGATGTTTGCTCGTCTTGCAGCCAGATTTTGATCAGGAAAGCTTTTAACAGAAGATAAAAGACTTGTGTCAGGAGCACCAGAAGAGGCTACAGTGGGTTTTACTGCCACAGTAGGGCTTACCCCTTCGGCACCTAATTGAGTTGGACCACGGGCCTTCTGGGCCTGTTCTAGAGCCAGTCTGGCGTTGTTCATATCTCGTTCAATCGAACGACCCACTAACATCATCTTACCAGCACGATATTCTGCACTGATCCCTACGATGTCGAGCAGGGGAGAAGCATTCTCCATGATTGTTTCTAGCGTGCTAGGCTCTTCACCATTCAACATACGCTGAACCTTAATGAATTGAGCGTAGTGATTGTCCTTAGGCATAATCACACCAGCACTCTGACTGATTGCATCAATCAGCTTCTTGGCAAACTCTCTCTTTTGATTATCAGGAATATCAAAATAGGCTTGTTGTGTGTTACTTGCATCTGAACCAGAGAGGGCAAAAGCCTTGATAACGTCCCAAGTGCTCTTACCTTGTTGCGCAGCGATACGGGCCTGGATCATACTGTTTCCGAAAGGGAGTACATTGGCAGACAAGAACTCACCTAACGCTTTTCCACCACTGGAATCGAGACTAGCAGCATGAGCTTGAATGAGCCCTTGGACATCTGATCGTGCCTTAAGGCTTTCAATCATCAAGTCCATAGCACTCAAACGAGCAGCTTCTTGCTTAGGCGTTTCACCTGCACTGTCGGCAGCTAAGGATTTAGATTGGAGGAGAACAGACGTATCGTTAATGTCTTGACGATTCTGCATTCCACGAATAGCACGAAGCTTTTCGTCCATACCATATTCACCACTACCAAGGATTGTCATCAACCCCTTAGTGTCTGTAGTCTTAGCACCATTAACAACATCACCAAACAACTTGCTTGATTGAATGTCGTTTCCTTCGTTGATTGCCTTAACAGTGGTCTGATAAGTATCGACAACAGGGGCTCCACTCCTATCAAGCAGAGCTAGAGAAGCAGCACGATTACGTGCGGCTGCAATAGGAGGAACTTGTTTATCAGGAGTAGCAGAGGTCAACTCATCAATAACCGATGTAGCAGGAACCTCTGGACCCAGTTCGTCAAAGATATCAGACATTATTTTGCTTTCGTAGGTGCCTTACCTGTTTGGTAGGACGAATTTAGAGAGAGAGCCATTGAAGCAATCTGACCGTACATTTGAGACTGTTGGCCTAAAGCCCCAGCCTGTGAGTTAAAATCTGCTGCTGTTTGAGAGAAGATGCTGATATTATTAGCCGTTTGTAAGCTACCGAGATTAGAACCAATATTAGAACTAAACTGAGTAGCAAGGCTTCCAATAGCCCCTAGCTCTCCTGAACTACCAACTGTCCCTGTAGCAGCTCCAGTTTGAAGAACCCTAGCCCTAGCTACACGTTCCTCTCTAACCTGTCGTCTACGTTCAGCAGCGGCTTGAGCAGCATTACTTGCTGTTTGTTCTCTCTGAACTTTCTTTTGCTCTTGGGCTGCTGCATATTGAGCATCTTCCATATTCTCAGCTGCTTGCATAGAAGCAGCGGTTCCGACTACTGCGATACCAACGGCTGCGGCGACAATGCACATATACGTTTCTCCATTACAACGTCATCAGGCATATATCCTAATGTTTTTAAAATATCAAACAATTTACCCATAGGGCTAATAGGCCAACCTACAACAACTACACCACGACTACGAAACTCTTCTTCCATAGTACGAATAAGTCGTTTAATTGAAGTTCGGTGCTCAGGCTCGATATAGAATAAGTCTACGTTTGCGCAAGGAACAACTTCATGGTGGAGGCTGTTGTAGAAAATACAGAACGAGAACCCTATTGCAGTCCCTTGTTGGTCACGTAACACAAATACAGCAAGCCTATTAGCGTCGTGTAATCCCATATATAGGCTTTGGTTAGGTTGGATTTTTAATCCCCTCTCTCCGTGGAAAGAGCAAGTGTCTTTCTTAATCTCACTACACTCGTCCCAAAGCTTTTGACCCATAGGCATAAGTTCTTCAAAAAGTGTAGGGGTAAGTGGTTCAATACTGATTGAAATCTTTTTGGTAATCATATCATTTACTCAATTTCATACTTTAGTGTTTGCATCTGCTGAGATACTCCATCCTAGGATTTGACAATCCTTACCGTCTTCTGTTTCCATATATAAGGCAAAGGACCGTCCCCTTCCTCTAACCATATTCTTAGTAGTAACTACGTTAAACCCTAAATCTTCTGTAGTGCTTTTCGTATACCTAAAGAGCTGTTTTAGAGCAGACCATTTATTACTACTAGCTGATCCTGACCAATCCCACTGCATACGACCTAAACAACTAGATTCTAGTTCTGTAGTATTATCAAAATGGATGGTAAGGTACTGAGCCTGTTTCTGGATAGAAGAGTCTCCTGCAATTTGAAAACCTGTTAAGATGTATGCCTTAGCATCTACACCCGTTCCATCTAATCTTTGCCAATCCTTGAAATCAGTATTTCTATAAAACCCGAAAGAGTAACTGAATATTCCATCTACTCTAGTGATACACAGGTATTTAATGGATTGAAATGATGAAGACCTACCAACGGTATCAATAACAACTTCATCGGTGTTGGATAGAACAGAATCTCCAGCAACATAGATAGAGTCTACAGTTGATACACTGTTGAACAGTGTAGACTCAAACATACTGACAACTCTAGCTGAATAGTTGAGAAGGGGGTAAATTCTATTCTTATAGAATGCTCCTAATAGGAGATCGAACACCAGTTCACAATCATACCCTGAAGACGACACATATAGCCATCTTACCTTCTTATTTACCGAGTCGTATTGTCCTATAGATTTTTCTTTACTGTCTGATGGAATTTCTTGGTAAATGGTCTGGATTGTCGAGTCACTCAAACTTTCGCAAACAAGACTTCCACTTTGATCTTTAGCAATAACATAGATTCCTTCGTTGGCCCAGTAAAAGACTCTTGCTTTTTCAGAAACAACAGAAAATCTAGAAATACCACCAAACGTTGAAAGCTTAGTTACTTTATAGTTTGTAGCGGTAAATCCATATTCATTACCACCGGAGATTGCCCAAACCCCATTCGAGCAAATTACGATAAGGGAGCTGGCCACGTTGACCATGCTTAAGATTCTATCTGCTCCAGCTAAACGGATGAATCCGCCATCGGTATCCACAATATCTGAATTTTCTCTCGACGTAGGATCGCCTTCTGAATAACACTTGAAGAAGTCAGAGGGGCTTCTTACTAATTGGGAGAAGAATACATAGTTGGAAAGGTTAGGGCTTCTTCCGTCCCCTCCAACAGTCTTACCTGAGAACCCTGCATAGAAAACTCTACCAGAGAATTCAGCAGCAACAGTGCATCCACCTTCGGTATAGTCAACAGGAAGTGTACCACCAAAATCTAAGAGAACACCATTCCTTGCGTAATTCTCCACCAAAGCAGTTACCCTAGAGGCCCCACGATTAACTACATCAATGATGTAATACCCCCTTGAGGCCTTGGTATCTCCACCTAACACATCTAAGTACAGTGAAGGATAAACTCTCTCAAAAGGATCACCAACGGTAACTGGTTGATATTGAAGACCTGGCCATACTTCTTCCGTGTTAGAGGGGTATACATTATATTGATTATAATAAATCTGCACAGGGTCTCTAAGGTTTCCACTAGAGTCTTTACGTGCTACACCCCAAGATTGATTCTGCAAGTTATATCTATGGAATGGACTAGATTGTCCACGATATCTAGAATCCTTTTCGTACTTAATGCCTTCGGCATCTGTTCCCTCTACTCCCCATAAATCCCTAGTTTTCAAGGTATCGTAAGAAACTTGAAACGTACCACTAGGGGTCAAAGAGATTACAGCAAGCCTATCGAGACCAACCGCCACTACAAGTTTACCATCTACACTAGCAAAAGAGTATTGAGTATTTAATGGAAAATCTGTTAAAAGAATAGAGCTTAGAAATCCTTCGCTAGAGATTGACTCTTTACTAAGGTCATAGAAAGTAAGACTATTGTCAATTTGCACAACAAGGACAACGTATCCTGAAATACCCCCTGCTTCATTCCATCTAAAATTTACAGGGGCAGGTCCATCAATATCTGTACTAGTTGGGGCAGTTCTTAGTACGTGGTTAGGTTCTAAATCGAACCCAATCCTACGACTACGTGTTCCATCTCTATTAAGTTCAAAGTTCTCTTCATCTAACGAACAGTTAGGGGGGAAGTTTAGGGGACTAGCTTCAGAGATTAGTCCCTTTACGAAACTATTGACCTCCGCCTTCACTGGTTGTTTTGGCATCTGATTTAACCTTGCTATTTAGATATTTATCAATTTCTTCTTTAGCCTTACTTGGGGAAGTAAAACTACCAGAGAGGCAATTAGGAATTTTTCCACCCTTACCTTCTGTTGCAATAACACTCAGACCAGGAGAAATCTTAAAAGGGCTAATGATAAACCCATTATGTCGAATATTCATTAACGTCTTCCCTTACGACCATAATTGTCATAACGTACTCCTCCTGCGGTGCGCCAAGCTTTACGAGACAGCCAACGGCTTTGCCTAGTAGCTTTCATTTCTTCTTTTTCATTTACCATCTGCTTGATGGTATAAAAAGCTGTACTTTTAGCTTCAGATAGGAGAGAGGGGAAGGCTTCAATAGGTAGGTCAGGAACAGCCGTATCACTACGTTCCCAACTGGGAATCATATAAGCAATAGCGCTTGTCTTACTGCCTTTTAACGTATCATCAACAGTGCTGTCGTATGCGTCACAAATAACATTTGTGTCGTCATAGGAGGTATAGAACTCAGGAGCACGATCGTTAAAAATAAATAAGGAAGCCCCACTAATATCTACTACCGTAGAGATATTGCTATCTGAACTCTTCCTATTAGAAGACATTCTTAAAAACTCGTCAGGATGTTTATATTTCAACTCTCGATAGTTAGCTGAAAGGTCTCCGAGTTTCCTGCAATCATATTCAAAAGAAACTAGTTCCTTAAGCGAGGAGGGAAGCCGAAGGTAATTTGGCTTTGCAAGTTCTGCAATCCCTTCAAACTGAACTAGCTTACGAGTATGCGGCCAATTCCTGTGTGCAATCATTTCAAGATAACAAGTTTTGACAATCTGAGCAACAGATTGGGCCTCAATAGTGTCATCAATACTATTGATTTCGTCTGAAACCATATCTGACAAGATATCTTGAACCATTTCCAAGAGAGTCATTTTAGACACGTTTGATCACCCTGATGAACCAACCATTTACTTTTACGGTAGAGCCAACTGTATCGTTGTTAGCAACAAGCTTTACAGGATTGTCCCTAGTATTGGTGTCTCCGATAAAGAGACTGGTATTAATAACTACCTTATGCACACCAGAGTTCTTAAAATAGGAATCTCCAATAGTGAGGGTGTATGTCCCTGCCCCTTGCCCGAGTTGTAATACAAGCTTTACAGCATTGTTAGGGGTGGCCGTGGTAATTTCAATATCTGTACGAATATCTACTGTATCCCCTAAACTAAGACCAGTAAAATTAAATATGTTAGAAGATGTGCTCCATAGTGTACCGATATCTGAAATTGTGTATGTAGAGTTTGTTCTCGCTCCTAGAGCATTATTCGTTAGTTGATAATCAGTATTAGCAACAGTTAGGGCGATGGGGGTGGAGGCGGTAGCTGTATCTTCGTAGTTTTGATGCCCCATCTTAACTGATGTATATGGAGGCGTTTGGAAGGTGGCTGTGCCTCCTCCTGTGGCTGTTAGAATCTGACCAATTGAAGCAGAGGCAGCTCCTTTTGCTTCATGTAGTTGTGCATCTGGGATGCTTTTGTGCTGTACAGTCATATGTGTCTCTCACAAAGAAATAAAGGGGGCATTCCTTTTGAGAAGCCCCCTTCAAATTATCAAACCTTAGTCTTATTGACGAAAGTAAGAATCAGCGTTGCCTTGCCCACCGTAGCGTCCACAACAGGAGTGGTTCCACCAATGGTCTTAGCAATCTTTTCAGCAGCGGTAGTGCCAGTAGCCGAAGCAACAGCCCAAGTACCCGTGCCAGTCGAAGCAGGGACCTTAGTACCAATAGCTTCAAGTTCAGCTTCCGAAAGGATAATCCCATTGGTTGCAGGAGCAGTTCCACCAAAGATCACAGTGGGGGTAGTTCCGGTAAGATTAAATGCTTCATCAACACGAAGCAGAGCCTTAACAAATTTAGAACCCTTAGGAACCACAATCGGAGGGAGGAAACCCGAATTAACAGAAGCCCCTGTAATCGCAATGCTGTAGTCACGGGTCGATCCAATAGTCCGTTCAGAACCAACAGAACCACCAGTGTCACGCTTACCATAGGAAGCGTATACTCCAGTTCCAGTCTTGTTTTCGTAAGTCATTTAGTATCTTTCTAATTAGGAGAAGACAGCCGAAGTGATGTAGATACCGAGGGTATCAACACGCTGCGTACCAAAACCCCAACGAGCAGAAGTGACAAATTCATCACGACGCAGGTCTTTGTTACGTTCGCCTTCAACCTTAGGCATACGTCTCCAAGCAGCCATGATGGGCTTAGTGTTGTCATCAGCAACGCTCATGAACACATTAGCGACACCGTTAGCAACAGTTGTGGTACCGTCCGAGAACGAACCAGTATCAAGACGATTCGAGGTGATGATGTTCCAGCCGTACAGATTCATCAAGAAGCTGTGATCACGCGAGAAACCATTCTCAAGGATTTGTTGACCGAAGGGGGTAACGTCACGACCAAACGAAATCGTCTTGTCAAACGTAGCACCAACCACGGGGTCCACAATAGCCACACGACCAGCCATAGGAACGTTAGCCTTGTCAAAGGCCAGCTTCAGAGCGATCAGGTCAGCCAGAGCAGCAACGTTGTTCACTTGAGTAGAAGCAATACGGTGAGCAAAGTTGTTAACGGTATTGGCGTTAGCATTAGTTTGCGAGGTATTGGCCTTCTTCAGAAAGCGAGTTTCAAACGTTTCTTGGATAGCACGAGTCGATTCACTGGCACGAGCCGAGAGCAGAGCCTCAACTTGCGAACCGTCTTCACGCAGTTCATCAGTGATGTACCAAGCGTCACCAACGTAGTCGGTAATCGTCAGGGTCACTTCACCAGATTCAATTGCAGTGTAGTCGAACGGAACTTCTTCAGCACCGTCTTGAATGGTAACAGTACCAACGGTCTTAATGTGCAGAGTGTTGCCCGAACCAAAGTCACTAACGTTACGATAGAATTGACCAGGGAGCAGACCATCTTGCAGGTTACGGAGAATGAAGGCCGAATATTGTTCGGCTTCAATAAAAGCAGTGCTATTAGCACGATTTTGAGACATAGTTTACCTTATTTTTGGAAGACTTTGAAATATACGCTTGGGTGAACCAGGTCTTTAATTTCTTTACCGGAAGCATGAAGCTCTTCAACCATTGCCCGAGACCTTGCGGCCTCTTCGTTTAGTTGCTTAGTTGTTGCACCGATGAGAGTAGGAACCTTGTTAGAACCAATAAGCGTCTCATTTTGTGGCTGAAAGCCAGCAGTGTTAAGGGCCGTAACTTGGGTGGATTGCTTGCCTTGTGGAGTCGGCACAGCCGTATCCGTAATACCCAAGAGGCTCAAAACGGCCTTAGGATTCTTAGAAGCCAGAGCATTGAACTCTTGCTTAGTCATCCCAAGTTCTTCCGCCTTATCGTAAAACTTTTGTTCTGCTTCAGCACCAAATTTCGATGCAACAGTCTGTGCAACGATGCTTGTGTTTCTCTGAGCAATTTCTTCTTGTTGTTTACGAGAAAGGGTGGAATTTACCAGTTCAGCAACTTGCTCTGCGGTCATTCCTTGTGGCGTGGTATTCGCATTAGGATTTGATTGCTGAGTGAGATTCCTAACTACATCTTCCAACTGAGCCACCTTAGCAGCAGCTTGTCGCGCTTCATCAAGCTCACGTTCCCGTTCAGTAATCTTTTGTGATAGCTGGGGAATGTATTCTTGAGAATGCTTCAAGGCGTTAAGGGCCTCTTCTAGACTCTTGTACTTGGGTTCTCCGCGCTCATTCTTGATGCTGAGTAGCATGGTGTCTACAGCAGAAGGTTGAGATACGTTTGCTGGGTTGCTTCCAGCAGGAGGAGTCGGGGTAGCCGACGAATTACTATCGAAAATCGAGGTCGGGTCTGACACTGGATTGTTTCCTTTATTTGGCACGTCCCCTAGGACTCGAACCTAGATACCTGGTTTTGGAGACCAGAGTCCTGCCATTGGACGAGAGACATATTGATTTGGAGCCCTTAGTTTGGAATCGAACCAACAACCTATTGCTTACAATGCAATTGCTCTACCGTTGAGCTATAAGGGCAAATTGGAGCGGAATGGGAAGATCGAATTCCCCTCATTAGCTTGGAAGGCTAAGGCACAGCCACTATACCAATCCCGCAATGTATTAATACTTAAGGTTCGTTTCACTCACACTTAAGGAATTGAACAACACCTAAATATACTTCCTAAATCTATTTCTGTTACGTCGCTAACGCGACATTCTTTAGTATTCATCCTTAATGCTCACATTCGTTCGCTATTAAGTATACTATTGTATAGCTAATACCCCAGATTTTTCACTTTTTAGACGAAAGAAGAGAAATCACTTCAGAAATTGCTCTTTCGTAACCATTAGCATCTGCTTGAAGGTACGCCCAAGAAGGGCTTTCGTAAGAAGTCTTAGATCGTACTTCTGAACGAAGGGACTCCTTCTTGCCGTTTAACACGTCAATAAGGCGTTCCCTCAGTACCCCTGATTGAGAGAATTCTCTAGTAACTTCTTCTGATTGCAAATCACTAAGGCCTGCTGTTAGGATTGTTTTCATGGTGTAATAGGGGGAGAGTTCATTTCCATTTGAAGGTTCTCACCGGCTTGGTTAGCCAACCGTTGAGTTTCCATCTGCTCAAAGACAGCAACGTTAGGCTTGAACAAACTATATCTACCCAGACCAAGAACATCTTCAACCAATGTTGCAAGAGCCTTAGCGCTAATGTGAGGAGAAATTTGTCCCCAGATATTTGAGTTAGACAAGTTTGTCATATTCTGAACTAATTGGGCTTGAGCAGCAAAGTGCCTAGCACCAATAGGTCGAATAATCCCAGTAGCCGTAATGTCTTCTTTCGTAATCTCCATGAACGAAGTGATACCAAGATCATTATCAATAACACGAACAATATCAGTACCATCTAAGTTTCGTTTAGCCGATTCAAGCATGCCGTTCAAGAGTCGTTCAAGCATTTCAGTTTCAAAAGTAGTGATCTTCTCTTGGAAGATACGACCAGCAGCATTCTGAAGCTGTTGTACTTCAAAGGCAGTCTTCTCACCAGCAGAACGTACACCCATAGCTTCTCTAGGAGCACCAGCATACTGTTCCATTCGTTGTTCTAAGCGATCAATCGAATTGTCTGCTTGAATTACCCACTGAACGTTACGAGCAAGTTCAGTAACTTCTCCGTTCTCGTCAATGTGAATCTCAGCTCCAGGTTTGTATTGAAACTCTTCTACGTCACCCTTGATAACAAGAGGAGGGAGAATGGCTAAGTCCATAGCGTCTGCTTTCAGATTCTCTAAGTGGTCAATGCGATATTGCATCCCCACAAGATTCTCTAAAGGACCCATAGACCAGAGATTATCAGGACGGGTTCTCCATCCTACATGGAAGATAGGAGCTTGACCGAACCAACTAGGAATAGGACGTTTGTTGATAATCCACATACGATCTACGACAGTGATTTCCATTCCCTTTTCCAAGGTATCTGTTTCACTGTTGTAAATGTCCCCGTAGAAGGTTAGAAATTCAACATAGTCTGATTGAAGATACTCTTGCATGTTGCCAAAGCCATCAATCATAATCCCTTCAGCTTTATGGAAGTCTTCAAGGCCATAGGCATTCATATGTGCCTTGATCTTATCACGTTCCTTCAAAGCCTTTTGAAGCCACATATTCTCAGGCTCATCCTGAGCCATAATGGCAAGCTCTCCAAGATTACGAATAGATCGGATAATCTTGAAAGAGTCTTTGAACGTAGCAGCAAGAGGATTAAAGACAATATCGTATGGGCTGATTCGTCTGGACTTAGGGCCAATAAAATCAACAACCCTTTCCCCTTGCTCGTCAATACGGAAAGAGGATTCATAGTCTACAGTAGCAAAAGCATTACCATAGTCAATGTAGTCGTACAGCAATTGGCTCATCGTGCTTCGAAAATGACCCTCACGGGTCTTGTTTCCAATGTAAGACTCAACAGCAGTGGCTTTACGCTTCATTGCATCGTTGAGGCTGTATGCTTCCCACTTCAACCATTGATCGTTAGGAAACAGAGCAGAGATATAGTTGGAATGGAGATTGTCTCTAATTTGACAAAGCTTAGGAAGCGTTGTGCTGTTTTTCCAAGGAAGAGATTGATTAGTCGTAGTCGTAGTGTCTGTAGCGAATACATAGTTTCTTAGTTCCTTCCACAAAGTAATTTGAGGATGTCGTTGTGTGTCATACTTATTCCACGTATGAGCGATGTACTTAGCGAGATTGTCTCTACCAAACGTATTGCCAATCTCTAGTGCTTTCTTAGCCATTTAAACCCTTTGTATTCAATTTGTTTTAACCCCTGAAGGCTACGCCCCCAAAACGACTGGAGAACTGAACCACGTTCGTTCTATCGCTTTCTAGGGACCTTGAGCGTTTAGGCTTTGTTGCAATCTCTACAGCAGAAGCTAAAGCGTCTTTACAGTCATCATGTGCAGGACGGGCTAAGATTAGCTCTTCTTCAAGAACATCTGTGTACCCTCCTCTAAAATGCCATATAGTCTGGTTCTCATATTTGTGCTCCAAAGCAGCAGCAATACGTTCTGCCTTAGTGCCTTCGTTTCGTGTAGGACGATGTTCATCAATAGAGATTGTAAGCCCTTCAGAGCGAATCTTGTCTTTGAGGTCTCTTACAATAACTGTTTGAGCCACTGTAACTTCTGCTCTAAGCTTTTTAAAATCCCACTGGGAGTGAAGCTCAACAAGGTGATTAAAATACTCACTAATCTTATCGCTCTTGAAACAATCAATGTCCAAGACATAGATGAAACCATCTTCGTCCATGCCAATAACCACAATCGCAGTGTTGTCACTTTTCTTGCTCAAGCTAAAGGCGAAGTCAATTGCAGCATAGACGTTAAGTTTCTTGCCTTTAAAATACCAACTTCCACCTTGTTGTTTAAGAAATTTCTTATCGTAGTATTGGAATTTACTTCTGTCAATACGATTAGACCCTTTATCGTTTGGATCATTGTAATATTGAGCGTAGAACTGCACTCTA